AGTTGCATAATATAAATGTGGAGGATGCTGCACTGCATTCTCCCATGTAACCAGTCAACATATCAGTTCATTATAAAAATATCAAATTTTTGTCTTGACAACTGAGCCATTATAAAATCAGTACTTTTGTCATTTGGGTATCATGGATAAAGTTGTAAAGTGGTGATGTGTTATTATCTAAAATAAAAAAACTGTCGGTAAAAATAAAACTTTTCCTCAAGCATATGGGCTTATGTCCGTGTGCTTTTTGCGTTGGAAAAATGTGGGCGGTGGATCAGAGAGGTGGTGTTGTGGCAGATGACGTAAGAAAAAATGAACTGGCGGAAGCTGATTACATGTCCGGCATGAAGTACAAGGAGATTGCGGAGAAATACGGCGTGTCCTTGAACACTGTGAAGAGCTGGAAAAAAAGGTATGCATGGTGCAGGGAGGGTGCACACAAAAATAAAAAGGGTGCACACAAAAATAAAAAAGGGTGCACCCAAAATGAGGGCAATAAAACCGCAGAAAATGAAGCCGCTGCAGAGGCGGTCGGGGAGGTTATTGAAAATAGCGATCTGACCGATAAACAAAGGCTTTTCTGCGTGCTGTATGTACACTGTTTTAATGCCACAAAAGCGTATCAGAAAGCATATAATGTTGACTATGCGACAGCGGCATCCAGTGCCTCCCGGATGATAAGAAATGCTAAGGTAAAAAAGGAAATCATGCGCCTCAAGAAGAACCGCCTAGGGAGGGAGATGCTTTCCGAGGAGGATATCGTCCAGATGTTCATAGATATCCTGTATGCAGACATTGGTGATTACGTTGACACAAAACAAAATATGATTAACCTGTCCGGCCCATATGCGGATAACAGGCTGATTAAAAAGGTTTCATTCGGCAAAACGGATTCCATTGAGCTGATGGACAAGATGGCGGCACTGAAATGGCTGGCTGACCATATGGATCTGGCCACGGAGAAGCAGAAAGCGGAGATTGCGGCACTCCGGGCAAAGTCTGGCGAAGAGGGCCAGGAGGAAAAGGAGAACAGGCAGCGGGCAAAAGACAATATTTCCAGCATTTTAGAACAGATGCAGGAGATTCAGGAAGGTGATGTGCTTGAATAATATGCTGGTGTTATCGCCGAAGTACAGAGATTTCTTGGCGGTCCGGGCAAAGAGGGAATACTTGGAAGGCACTACTGCGGCGGGGAAAACCACAGTGGGGATATTCAAGTTCATGCTGATGGTGGCAGACAGTGATTTAAGATCCCATGTGATTGCCGGAACGGATTTGGGCACGGTGGAAAAGAATGTAATCAATCCGGAACTTGGCCTGCTGTTGCAATTTGACGCTGTCACAGAGTATTTCCCTAAGGGAAAGGGCAGGATACGTCTGCCGCATATCCGGTACGACTCTCCCGCCGGAGAAAAAATAATATATGTCTGCGGGTTCGATGACAAGGCCCGCTGGAAAAAGGTGCTCGGTTCCCAGTCCGGGTGCGTGTACATAGATGAGGTTAATACGGCTGATATGGAGTTCCTTCGTGAAATTACCCACAGGTGCAGGTATATGATGACCACATCGAACCCAGATGCCCCAGACAAGCCTGTGTATAAGGAGTTTATCAATAGGAGCCGTCCGCTAAAGAGATACGCTGGGGATTACCCGCCGGAACTATTGGATGAGTTGAACGAAGAGCCAGTGAAAGGGTACATTCACTGGTATTTTACGTTTCACGACAATGCATCCCTGACCCCGGAGGAGATTCAGGACAAGATCGATGCTGTCCCCAAGGGGACAAAAATGTATAAAAATAAAATACAGGGACTGCGGGGGAAAGCAACAGGCCTCATATTCTGCAATTTCAGCAGGAAACATCATGTGATTACCCGGAGGGATGCGGAAAAATTTATCAGAAATAAGAAGGATGGGCAGCAGAAAGAATATTTTCGGCATTTTTCCTGCGGAGTGGATACGGCATATTCTGCCGCATCCCCGGATACTATTGCGCTGTCCTATATCGGCATCACGAACGGGGGAAGATGTATCGTGCTTGATGAGAAGGTGTACAACAATGCGGGGCAGACGGTACCCATTGCCCCTTCCGACACTGCGGCAAACATTGTTGATTTCTGCGAGAGGAACCGGAAGGAATGGGGCGGGATTGCAAGGAATGTGTTTGTTGATTCTGCCGACCAGGCAACAATCATGGAGCTTAGGAAGTATAAGAGGAGGCATCCGGAATGCCTCTATAATTTTGAGAATGCATACAAGAAAGTCCAGATCATAGACAGGATCATGATGCAGCTGGGATGGATGGCGTATGATGCGAAGCGGGACAAAAACCCGTTTTTTTACGTTGTGGATTCCTGCACAAGCTACATCCGGGAACTGGACAGTTACAGCTGGCGGGAGGATAAGGACCAGGAGCCGGAGGATGGCAATGACCACATGGTGAACAGCGTGCAGTATGCATGGCTGCCGTTCAGGAAAATCATTGGAGGTGCATGATGGGGTTTTTAAATGGCATGAAGGAGCGCATAAAGCGCCTGGTAAACAGATGGATCAATTTCACGTCCCAGAGCAATGCGGAAATCAGCATAACGGAGTACGTGAATTTTGAGACAAGGATTCAGGTATACAGGATATGGTATGGCGGGGATTCGGAGGAACTGGCGCAATTGTACAGGCAGCTTGGAAGTGTCCAGAATGCTTACAGGTTCTGGGCAGCAGTGTCCACAGCCGGCCTAGAAATCAGGAAAATACATACGGGGCTTCCCGCCATCATGGTAAATACGCTGACAAGCATCATCATGACGGACCTGAACAGCATCGAGGTGGAGGGAAAGGCAAAAGGTGACTGGGAGGCAATCTATAGGGAGAATAATTTCAAGAGGACGCTGGAGCAGTCCATCAAGGATGCCCTGAGCCTGGGAGATGGAGCCTACAAGATATCCATGGATGAAGAGGTAAGCCAGTATCCCATTATTGAATGGTATCCGGCAGATAAGATAGATGTGGTGACAGTCAGGGGCAGGGTGAAAGAAGTGATCTTCCGGTCTGCGTATTCCAGCGGCAGGAAGGAATACGTGCTGATTGAAAAGTATGGATATGGCTACATCAGGTATGAACTGTACCAGAGGGGGCGGGAAGAAAGCCTTCCCCTCAATACGCTGGATGCCCTCAAAGACTTGGAGGATGTGGAATTTGATGAAGACATGTGCATGGCATTTCCCCTTGTCATTTTTGACAGCCCCAGGAGGAAAGGGCGGGGAAAGTCCATATTTTCAGAAAAGATTGATAATTTTGACGCCGTGGACGAGGCATGGAGCCAGTGGATGCAGGCGTTAAGGGACGGCAGGCCCACAAAATACATCCTGGAGACCCTGATTCCGAGAAACCGGGAGACAGGTGAGCTATTGCCCCCCAATCCTTTTGATAATGCATATATCGGCATAAATGACAGCATGGGGGAAAATGAATTAAGCAGCATCGAGGTAAAACAGCCGGCCATTCCCCATGAAAGCTATAATGCCACATACATCACTGCACTGGATCTGTGCCTGCAGGGAATCATCAGCCCTTCAACCATTGGGATTGATGTCAAGAAACTTGACAATGCCGAGAGCCAGAGGGAAAAGGAGAAGACTACTCTTTACACCAGAGGGAAGATCATAGATGCCCTCCAGGACTGCATCCCGGAAGTGGTCAGTACCGCATTAAAAGTTTATGAGCGCATGAAAGGCAATTCCGGCAGCCTGGCAGATGTGGAATGCTCCATCAATTTCGGCGAGTATGCCAATCCATCTTTCGAGAGCAAGATAGAGACTGTGGGAAATGCCAAAATGAAAAAAATCATGTCCAATGAGGCAGTCGTGGAAGAACTCTATGGGGATACCAAGCCGAATGACTGGAAGCGGGAGGAGGCAGAGAAGCTCAATGCCATGGACGGGCTGGAGAAGGAGGAGCCGCCTGCTGTAAATATGGAAGGCCTGAAGATAGAAGATGGAGGCCAGGAGGTAGCGGATGGCAGAATATGACGTGAGGAAAGCCTTTGCAAAGATTGAGAATGAGCTGATAGAGTCCATGATCCGCAATATGAAACGCCACAGGGCTGAGGAGAAGGAGGAGGGATTCCAGTGGGAGCAGTGGCAGGCGGTGCAGCTGAGGGCACTGGATGAGTACCGGAATAAGCACAGGAAAGAACTGGGGGAGCGGTACACGCTCATCAACCAGAAAATGAAAGCGGCCATCCTGGAGGCGAAAGCCCAGGGGGGCATGGCCCAGGAGAGGAAGATACTGCGGGCAATAAAGGAAGGTCTGCATATGAGGAAACCGTCAGAGAAGATGGTGGGGGAGTTCTTCACCACGAACGAAAGGAAAATGGATGCCCTTCTGGATGCTGTGCAGAATGATATGGAAAAGGCAGAATATGCAATACTCAGGAAGCATGATGACGAATACCGGAAGGCTATCTTTGATGCCCAGGTGTATGCCAATTCTGGTGCCGGAACCTATGAAAAGGCGGTTGATATGGCAGTGAGGGATTATGTCAGCAATGGCATTAACTGCGTGACATACAGCAATGGGCGCAGGGTGAATATCAAGGATTATGCGGATATGGCGTTGCGGACCGCCGGGAAGCGTGCCTATCTGGCCGGAGAAGGGCAGAAGAGGCAGGAATGGGGCATCCATACGGTAATCATGAACAAGCGTGGGAATCCCTGTCCCAAGTGCCTCCCCTGGGTGGGGCGGGTGCTGGTGGATGATGTGTGGAGCGGCGGGACGGCAGAGGAGGGCAGTGAGATGGGATATCCCCTTATGAGCCAGGCGATGGCAGCAGGGCTTTACCATCCGAACTGCCGGGATAGCCATACGACATATTTTGAGGGCATCAGCACGCCGCCATCCCAAAAATGGAAAAGGGAGGAACTGGAGGAGATTGAGCGGAAATATGGGGCGGAACAGAAGAAGAACCATGCCAGGAGACAGGCAGAAAAGTATGGGAGGCTGGAGAAGAATGCACTGGACGAAAGCAATAGGAAAGCGTATAATGCAAGAAAGGAAGAATGGATGGAAAGATGCGGCGGGGACATGGCCGGACAGGTTTCAAATGCGGGCATTCTGGGGATGGCATATGTCGCAAAAGAGGTTATAGAGGTGCATACAGTAGGAAAGATTGACAGGGATATTTATAAGTGCGTCACGGAGGATATCGTGACGGACGAGGTTATTATTACGGATGAGAGGATACAGCATATAAAAGACAGGCATCCTGATGACTATGAGAGGTTTTGCGGATACATACCAGACATTATTGCTGATCCGGATTATATTATAAGAGCCAATAAGCCTAACACGGCTGTGATTTTAAAGGAGGTTATAAAAGATGGGGAAAAATTTCAACTAGTGCTTAGGATTTTGACTCCAGTCGATAATCCAGATTTTAAGAATTCAGTAATAACTTTTTTAAACATAAATGAGAGAACATGGAACAAATATTTAAGAAACAAAGAAATTCTTTACAAAAAAGAATAATTTTGCTATAATAGCCATATAATACAAAGACTTCTTTGAGGTGGAAATTTCGTGTCGCCACACACCAGCGATGGTTACCAAGAGATGCGAGAGTAGGCACGCTCGCCAAAGAAGTCTTTTATTATATTCACAAAAGGACTCTTTGAGGTGGTCAATTTCGTGGCAGCCACACACCATTTTGGTCAAAAGGGATGCAGGGGAACGCCACGCCTGCCAAAGAATCCTTTTTAATATTGTTTAAAGGCATCTGATTGATTTCAGGTGCTTTTTTCATGCAATAAATTATTGCCCGAAGGCAGCCGAACACGGTGTTCGGCAAAACTACGAGGAGACACCTGGGGACAAAACTGAATCGTGAGACACACGGAAAACTGGAAACTGGGAGACACCCAAACAACTGAAAGGAGACATGATATGGCAGAGAGACATTTACCGATGAAACTGCAGCTTTTCGCAGACGGCGGTTCTGGCGAAGGGGGCACGCCCCAGGACAAAGGCGGGAGCACAACTGCAGGCGGAACGAACCCCGGGAATGCATCCGGGGGAGAACCCGGGCAGGCATTCGACTACGACAAGCTGGCAAGCATCATCAGCGGGAAGCAGACAGTAGCGGAGGATACCGTGCTGAAAAAGTATTTCCAGGGCAAAGGCCTCAGCAGAGAGGAGGCAGACAAGGCGATTGCCGCATTCAAGGAGCAGAAAAAGGCGAACGAGCCAAACGTGGAGGAACTGCAGAGCGGCATGAAGGAGGCAAGGAAGATGGCACTGGATGCCACCTTGGAAAAATATGGGACGCTGATCAGCGTGGAACTGGGAATTGATGCGAAGACCATTCCCTATGTGCTGAAAATGGCAGATATGGGGGCAGCAGCCAAGGAAGACGGGTCGGTAGACCAGGAGAAGCTAAAGGAAATTATCAGTAAAGTTATCGAAGATGTGCCGGGGCTGAAACCGGATGCACAGGCCCATGGATTCCGCAAGGTGGGATCCGACGGCGGGGATGAAGATGTGAAATCCGGGGCATTGGCCTCCGCATTTGGAAATGCCAAGAATGACAAGTGATGAAAGGAGAACACAATGGCGGTATATCAGTACGCAGAATTATTTTTACGGGAACTGCAGAAGAAGTATGCGAGGGAACTTACTTCCTATGCCCTGACGCAGTCAAACCCAAACGTGAAGTTTTTAAACGCAAAGACAATCAAGCTGCCGAGGCTGACGCTTTCGGGCTACAGGGACCACAGCAGGGCTGGAGATTTCAACCGTGGGACAATCAGCAACGATTACGAGCTCAAGGCACTGAGTTTTGACAGGGATGTGGAGTTCAAGATTGATCCTATGGATGTGGACGAAACAAACCTTACACTGGAGATGGCGAATATCCAGAACCAGTTCGAGGAAGAGCAGGCAATTCCTGAGAAGGACTCCTACAGGTATTCCAAACTGTATGCCGAAGCGACAAACTATGGCGATGCCGGAGCCAGGATTACCACCGATGCCATTACGGAAGAGAACTTCCTAGAGCATTTCGATGAAGAGATGGCATATATGGATGACAATAGC